CAGCACAAGCCTATTCATCTTCTAACTTTACTAGTTTTAGTTATAGTGGAAATGTTTATAACGAAATCCCAGTTACTGTGACTCATCACACAAGTATGACATCAAACCATAATATTAGACTTAGGTTACATAATACTTCTAATGTTTCTTATGACCCATTGCGTTTAGAAATATATACATCAGCAGGTGTTTCTGGCAATGCTAGATTGACACTTTGGAGAGCTTAATGATTAGAGCAGTAGACATACACGAAAGTAGAACAAATTATATTGCTCATCTTGAAGATGAAGAGTCTTTATTCTTTATTGTTCCTTTGGAAAATGATGGATCAGATAATTGGAATAGATTGCAAGAGTGGCTAGATGCAGGTAATGAAATAACAGATACGATTGAGTGGCGAACATTATATAAAGGAACAAGACAAATAGAGTACCCTAATATTGGTGAGCAGCTTGATATGTTATGGCATGCTATCGATACAAATACTCTTGATAAAACAAGTGATTTTTACAATACACTAAAAAGTGTAAAAGATAACAATCCAAAACCGGAGTAAGACGTGGCAACAAGTATTACAAACACATCAGTATCTACCGACGATCTTACTGTAGATACAAGTACTCTTAAAGTTGATGCTACTAATAATAGAATAGGGATTGGAACATCAAGCCCTTTATCTACTGTACATCAAGATGTTGGTCTTACATCAAGAGATGGTTATAAATTATTTTATGGAGATGATCCAAAAGCAGCTTTTACAGTACTTCCAAATACTGGTGAAATAAGAATTGGTGCAGCTACTGTTGGAACTAGTGGTAACTATTATACAGAAATTATGTCCAGAAATGGAAGTAATTTAGTCACATCAATTAAAGCTGATAATTATGGTCGTGTTACTATGCCAAACCAACCAGTATTTAGTATGCACAATTCTACTAGTGGAATGGCAGCTGTAAATGCAGATATTATTCTTAATGCTGGATATAATGGTGGTAATCATGTTAATACATCTACTGGAATATTTACTGCTCCTATAGCTGGAAGATATATGTTTACAGCGTGGTCTATTAAAAACAATGCAAATGGTACTGTTGCTAGACTTCAAATTTTAAGAAATGGAGTTGTAAAGGGAGAAGCTAGAATGGATGAGTCAGGCAATTATACCCAAGCTCATTGCACAATAATAGAAAACTTAGCTGCAAATGATCAAATAAAATTTAAAAATGGTGATAATACAATTTTTTATATGGGTGGATATTATGGTGAATGTAGCGGGTTTTTAATAGGATAGAAATATGTCAAACGCAAGAAATTTAGCAAATCTTCTAAACTCAGATACTACTGTCACCTCGGCTGACATCCTTGATGGAACAGTAGCTACAACTGATATTGCTGATGATGCAGTTACAACTGCCAAGATTCCTGATGGCGCAATTACTGCAGCTAAAATAAACTCAGGTGTTACACTTGGTGGTTCATACTTCCAAGGAGAAAACGGAGCAGTTGGTGCTACGGCTGGTAAAGGTGATATATTTAGAGTACACGAAAAAGAATTAAATACTAATGTTACAATTGCGGCTACAGATAACGCACTAGCGTCTGGCCCATTAACAGTAGCAAGTGGTATTACATTAACAATAAGTGCCGGTGGGAGGCTTGCAATAGTATGAGTACATTAGCAGTAGATGCAATTCAAAACGCAGCTGGAACCTCGGCCGCTACAATTGGCAGTAACGGTGAAATTACTACGGCGCACAACTTAACATCAAGTGGTGTGATTACCGGTAACTATCTTATCGACAATAACTATCCTATTTTTTCTGGACAAGGTATTGCTGGGTTTCAATCTGCAAATTACGAAGGTGTAGGTAGTACTATTGTTTGCCCTTCGGGCTATGCAATGCAACTTGATCAAGGTAGCTTAATGGGATCAGATGGAGCCATGATAGCACCAGCAGCCGGATTTTATGAGTATTTCGTTTGTACGCAAGCTACTAACGGCGGTAATAATGGCCATAGAGGTTTGTATGTTTATCATAAGTCAAGTGGTGGCACAAACCAAATTGATCAAGTTTGGTCGCACAATACATACGGTTATTGGTCTCTTATATCTCATAGAATTATACAAATGGCTCAAGGAGATAAAGTTCTTTGGGGTTATCACAATAGCTATCAGGCGTGGAATCAGGCAGCTAATCACTTTAATTGCTGGGGTAGGAGAATCAAATGAGCACTCTAGCAGTTAACACATTACAAGCACAAACTGGAACTACAGTTTCTATACCAACTGGGAATAAAATAGTTGGAACAGATGCAACTTCTATCGTAGCTCCCGGGATGGTAATTCAAACCGTAACTAATACATCAACAACAACTGTTAACAGTTCTTCAACCAGTGCTTCTGATTTAATTACTGCTTCAATAACTCCTCAATTTACTAATAGTATAATACATATTGAAGGATATGTTAGTAGAATGCAAGTATCAGTTAGTAGTAATGCATACGCTAGTCTTTATATAGCAGACCCATCTGGAAGCTTTATTTCAACGGCGGTTATGGGCTCTGCAATTAGTAATTCTTCTCCTATGACCGTTTTTGGCACACACAGTCCTTCTTCAACAAGTTCACAGACGTATAAACTTCGGTTATCATGTGCGTCTGGAGGTACGTCAAGCACAGGCACAGATGGTCAGCGTTATACAATTAAACTTATGGAGATTGCACAATGAGTAATTTAAGAGTAGGAGCAATTGATTCAGTAAATGGTAACAACGCATTAGCAATTGCAGCCGATGGATCAATGACACATGGTGGAAACGCAATGTCCACTGGTATGGTAAAACTTGCTCAAGCAGAATGGACCACCGACACTGACGGTGTTAACTTTGATGTGTTTGATACAACTAAGTACATTAATTATAAAATGTATTGGTGGGTGTGTCATGAGTCTACAGCAGGTGAGAGCACAACTGCTTCTTGGTATCAGACCGGAATGTGTTTTAGAGACTCAAATGGAAACTTAGACGGGTCAGGTGCATATGATAATAACTGCAGTTGGGTTCCTTCCGGTAGTACTGATCCAGACACTAATAATGCAATTGGAGCGGGTGCAAAAAATAGAATATGGATGTGTGGGAATGGAAACTCATACGACTCGCATGGAGAAGTTTTAATTAGCATTCCTCCTAATTCAAGTTTTAGAGCTGCTGTAAGAGGTGTGTCACAATTAATAGGAGCTCCAAGAGTAAGTAGCGGAGCTGGCGTTAACTATATCGAAGAGTTTTCTTCTGTATTGATTGCTGGTTCTAATACTGATCCAACTCTGTTAACAGGATTTAGATTTTGCTCATTTAGAGGAACAACCGGTAATTATAGCAAAAGAGGTTATGCTACAGTTTACGGAATCGAAAGATAAAAACGTATAAATAGTATCAGAACAATTTATTTTCGGGATACTATAAATGGCAAATCCAACTACCAGAGCAGAATTAGTTTCTCATTGCCTTCGTAGGCTTGGTGAGCCAGTGCTTGAAGTCAATGTTGATGAAGATCAAATAGAAGATCGTGTTGACGAAGCATTACAATTTTACCAAGAGTATCATTCAGATGCGATAGTTAAAAATTATTACAAATATGCTATTCAGTCAGCAGATGTAACAAACGAGTATATTACTCTTCCTTCTTCTATTACTACAGTACAAAGAATCTTTCCAATTGATAGTTCAGCATCAAGCAATAATATGTTTAGTGCACGATATCAATTAAGGCTTAATGACATTTATGATCTAGGATTTATTGGATCACTTGCTCATTATGAACAAACACAACAGTACTTATCAATGCTGGATATGAAATTAAATGGTGCAGAACAAATACGATTTAATAGAAAATCAAATAGACTTTATATAGATGTGGACTGGTCAGCAGATTTACCAGTAGGAAAGTTTATTGTAGTGGATTGTATGTCAATAATAGATCCACAAACTCATACAGCAGTATATAATGATTTGTTTCTTAAAAGGTATACAACAGCTCTTATCAAAAGACAATGGGGTCAAAACTTATCTAAATTCGAAGGTATGCAATTACCTGGCGGTGTTCAGATAAATGGTCGGCAGTATTTAGAAGAAGCAAACGCGGAGATTGATAAAATCGAAGAAGAAATGCAATTAAAATACGAAGCTATGCCAGAATTCTATGTAGGATAATAACATGGCAACTAATGTATATTTCAGCCCTAAAGTAAAAACTGAACAAAATTTATATGAAGACATTGTTATTGAGTCACTTAAGATGTATGGACAAGATGTCATATACATTCCTAGGCAGCTTATTAATCGTGACGAAATTATGAATGAAGATTATTCTAAATTTACTGATGCGTATACTATTGAAATGTACATTGAAACATCCGAAGGATTTGCAGGTGAAGGAGACTTACTTGGAAAGTTTGGTGTTGAAATAAGAGATCAAGCTACATTTGTAGTAGCAAAGAAGCGTTGGGAAAACCTAGTAGGGTTCTACAATAACTCAATTAATGATCAAAGACCGTCTGAAGGTGACTTAGTATATCTTCCACTTGCTAAATCTTTATTTGAAATAAGATTTGTAGAGCATGAGCAACCATTTTATCAGTTAAATAACCTGCCGACATATAAGTTGGAATGTGAGTTATTTGAATATGGTCAGGAAGAACTTGAAACTGGTATTCGTGAAATTGATGAGATCCAAGAAAGATTCTCATATCAGAAAGTATTTACAGTTAATAATGGATCTGGTCATTTCCAACCTGGTGAAACAATTAGACAAAACACTGGTGAAGTTGATCAGCTAGGTGCACTAATATATGTAACCGCCGAAGTTGTAAACTTCAGTGTTTTAGTTGGTGTTGGTACTCTTACACTTATTAACGAAATTGGTAGTGATGGAACTGCAAGAAAGTTTAAAGTTAGCAATTTAGCTGCTGATATTATTACTGGCTTAGATAGTGGTGCAACTTGGTATGTACAGGTAGATGCAAATGATCAAGCTATGAGTGGAGATGTATTTGCACAGAATCAAGACTTTGAAACACTAGGAGATAATATTATCGACTTTACAGAGTCTAATCCGTTTGGAGAAATTACATAATGTTTGGAACTTATTTTTATCACTCAGCAATTAGACGCACCATTGCAGTATTTGGCACGTTATTTAATAATATCGATATTCGTAAAGTAGACTCTACTGGTAAGATATTACAAGAAATTAAAGTACCTTTAGCTTATGGTCCTAGACAAAAATTCTTAGCTCGTGTACAAGATCAGGCTAATTTAAATGATTCCAAATTAGCAATTAAGTTACCTAGAATGTCTTTTGAAATTACTTCAATGACATATGATACTACACAAACAGTTAATAAGTCAAATGAAATACGTGTTGGCTCAATTACCAATAACACCCGAAATTCAGTAAGAACACCTACTCCATATCGTATTGGTATTCAGTTAAATATTATGGCAAAAAATCAAGATGAAGCTTTACAGATTATGGAGCAGATTGTTCCATTCTTTAAGCCAGATTATACTGTTACAATTAATGAAGTTCCAGCAATAGGTATTAAGTCTGATATTCCAATTGTATTAACAAGTGTAACTATGAATGACGATTATGAAGCAGACTTTATAACTCGTAGGGCTATCATATATACGCTTGAATTTGAAACTAGAGTTAATTTCTATGGAGCTGTACAAAATAAGAAAACAATACGTAAAGTAACAAATGACTTTTTTGATTTTACATCACCAAATACAGATCTTATGGAACGTCAAACAGTTACTACAAACCCAACAACAGCAAATGTAACAGATACGTTTACGTATAATGTTGGATATACTACACCAACTGTAGCTGACAATTTTAGAATAGTCTTGAATAATGATACTGGTAACTTTTCAGTAGGAGAAACTATAAGTGGTAGTACATCTGGATCTACAGCAACTGTTGTAACTTGGGATCCAGGGGGTAAAATATTATTAGTTTCTAATCCATCAGCATATTTTGCAATTGGTGAAACTATAACTGGTACATCATCTAGTGCACTTGGTGATGCGGTAACAGTAACAACAGTATGGGTATAATATGAGTGAAATAAAAAAAGATATTAAAGATGACTATGAATTTGCTAGATCACAATTTTATAATTTATCTGAAAAAGGTAATGAAGCCATCGATCTTATGATGGACTTAGCTCGTGAATCCGAACATCCAAGAGCTTTTGAAGTTTTATCAACTGCAATTAAGCAAAACGCTGAAGTTGCAGATAAGCTGATGAAGCTGCATAAAGAAAAAAAGGATGTAGAGACAAACACACAGGCAGCTCTTCCTAATAGTATGACACAGAATAATCTTTATGTAGGGTCAGCAACTGATCTACAAAAGATGTTAATTCAAAAAGCGAAAGAAAAAGAGACTACCATTGAACAATCTAACACGAATCAAGAATAACGAACTAGGCTACCTAGGGAATCCTAATATAAAGCGCGATGGTGTTGAACACAATTGGGCTGCAGAGGAGATCAAAGAGTATGCTAAGTGTATGAAAAATCCAGTGTACTTTGCTAGAAAGTATTTAAAAGTTATTTCACTTGATAGTGGTTTAGTTAATTTTGATTTATATCCATACCAAGAAAAAATGTTTGAACACTTTGATAATGAAAGATTTTGTATTGTACTTGCATGTAGGCAGTCTGGTAAATCAATATCATCAGTTGCATATTTAGTTTGGTATGCGATATTCCACCCAGAAAAAACTATTGCAGTACTTGCTAACAAAGGAGCAACAGCTAGAGAAATGCTAGCCCGAGCTACTTTAATGTTAGAAAATATTCCATTCTTTTTACAACCAGGATGTAAAGCAGTTAATAAGGGATCAATTGAGTTTAGTAATAATTCTCGTATTTTAGCTGCTGCTACAAGTGGTAGTTCTATTCGTGGTTTATCTGTTAACTTACTATTTCTTGATGAGTTTGCTTTTGTTGAAAATGCTACTGAGTTTTATGCATCAACATATCCAGTGGTTTCAGCTGGTAAAGATACAAAAGTTATTATTACATCTACCGCAAATGGACTAGGTAATATCTACCACAAGTTATGGGAAGGTGCAGTACAAAGTACAAATGAGTTTAAACCATTTAGAATTGATTGGTGGGATGTACCTGGCCGAGATGATGAATGGAAAAGACAAACAGTATCTAATACGTCTGAATTACAATTTGACCAAGAATTTGGTAATAACTTTCATGGTACAGGAAATACATTAATTTCTGGTAATAAGCTTTTAGAAATGAAAGCAAAAGCTCCTATCTATACACAAGATTCAATAAAGGTATATGATAGACCAGATAAAAATAAAAATTATATGATGTTTGTTGATGTTGCAAAGGGAAGAGGTCAAGACTATTCTACTTTTAATTTAATCGATATCAGTGCCAAACCTTTTAAGCAGGTTGCTGTTTATCGCGACAACACTATCTCGCCTCTACTCTTCCCTGATATTATATATAAGTATGCAAAAACCTACAACAATGCTTATGTAGTTATTGAATCAAATGATCAAGGAGCTGTAGTTTGTAATGGTTTATATTATGATTTAGAATATGAAAATGTGTTTGTTGAATCAATGGTAAAGAAAAATGCCGTTGGTGTAGAAATGACTCGTAAAGTTAAAAGGATTGGTTGTTCTAATATTAAAGATCTTGTTGAAAGAGATAAAATTGAAATTGTAGATGCTGAAACTATTATAGAGTTTTCTACATTTGTGGCTAAAGGCTCTAGTTATGAAGCTAGTGATGGTAACCATGATGATCTTGTAATGAACTTTGTATTGTTTGGTTGGTTTGCATCAAGTAATTTATTTAATGATATGACAGACATTAGCATTAAACAAATGATGTATAATGAGCAAATGAAACATATTGAAGACGAATTAACACCATTTGGTATAGTAGATGATGGTGTTCCAGAAAAAACAGAAGTAATTGACGGAGAAAGATGGGAAATTGGAGAACCAACTGAACTTTTCTAAAGATCCATTTTTTTATAAATAAAGGTATGAATATCCGTATTATGAAACCATTTAATGTTAACAAGGAGAAATACCAATGAGCTTTCAAGTCTCTCCAGGTGTGCGCGTACGTGAGATAGACCTCACTAACGTTGTTCCTGCTGTTTCTTCTTCTATTGGTGCCTTTGTGGGAGCTTTCTCATGGGGACCAGTTGAAGAGATTAAGCAAGTAACTTCTGAAAAGAACTTGGCCGAAACTTTTGGTGTACCGAGTCTGACTAATAACCAATCTTACTTTACTGCAGCTGGTTTTCTCCAGTACGGAAATAACCTGCAAGTTGTAAGAGCGGAAACAGCGGCACTCAAAAACGCCATTGCCGATAGTACTGCAACTGCAGTTCTTATCAAAGGACAAGTTAATTACGACAGCGCCTATTCAGCAGGTCAGGCCAGTGTTGGTCCGTGGGCTGCAAAATATCCAGGTTCTCTGGGTAATTCACTAAAAGTAGAAATCTGTACACCAGGTCACTATTCATCTTATACAGGAGCCGCAAACTTTGATTCGGCACCAGGTACAAGTGAATTTGCTGAATCACAGGGTGTTACCGGTGCACTAGACGAACTTCATATCCAAGTCATAGACGAAGATGGAGTATGGTCAGGTACTGCTGGTACAGTTCTAGAAAAATTTGCTTTCGTAAGTCAGGCAGCTGATGCTAAACTTGCAAATGGCGAATCAAACTTTTACAAAGATGTAATTAATGCTAGATCCGCTTACGTATGGTGGATGGATCATGATAGTACACTAACCGATGCCGGCACTAACTTAAGTACTGCCGCAAATAGTTTAGTGTTTACAGATCCTAGTGCTTTGATTACTGATTCACTTTCAAAAGGTATTGATGACGATACACTAACTGCAGCCGCAGTCCAAACAGGTTTTGACCTTATGGAAGACGGTGAAACGGTTGATGTTAACATGCTAATTTGTCCTCCATTGGATAACTCATTAGCTAATGCTAGCTCACCCTGTATAGCAGTTGCAAATGATCTTATTGCTATAGCAACAGCAAGAAAAGATTGTATTGCAGTCATTTCACCACCAACCGCATTTACTGCTAATCCTGCAGGCCAATCAATTACCGACATTAACGGTGGTTCGGTCTCAGCTTCAGCAGCCAATAATGTAAAGGCATTTGCCGAATATCTTACAGCTTCCTCTTATGGAACATGTGATTCAACTGGTTTAAAGGTTTATGATAAGTACAACGATGTGTTTATCGATATTCCTTCAAGTGGACATGTTGCTGGTCTTATGGCAAATACCGATAACGTAGCCGATGCATGGTTCTCACCAGCTGGTTTTACTCGTGGTCAAGTTTTAGGCGTAACTCGCGTATCATTTAATCCGAAAAAAGCAGAACGTGATACTTTGTATAAAGCACGCGTTAATCCAATTGTTTCTTTCCCAGGCGAAGGTACCGTTCTTTTCGGTGATAAGACACTCTTATCTCGTCCTTCAGCTTTTGATCGAATCAATGTACGTAGACTATTCATGGTATTGGAAAAGGCAGTTGCTACTGCTTCTAAATTCCAACTCTTTGAATTCAACGATGAGTTTACACGGGCCCAGTTCCGTAACTTAGTTGAGCCGTTCTTACGGGAGGTCAAAGGTCGCAGGGGTATTACAGACTTTAAAGTAGTCTGTGATGAAACAAATAACACTGGCCAAGTAATTGATGCTAATGAATTTGTTTGTGACATCTACATTAAGCCTGCACGTTCTATTAACTTTATCACACTGAACTTCATTGCCACACGTACTGGTGTTGACTTCAGTGAGATCGCTGGTTAGGGGGTAGACAATGGCTATTTTAGGCGTAGATGATTTTAAATCCAAACTTATAGGAGGTGGAGCACGTGCTAACCTCTTTAAGGCAACTATTAACTTTCCTTCTTATGCAGATGGCGATGTAGAACTTACTTCGTTTATGTGTAAGGGTGCAGGTCTTCCGGCATCGATTGTAGCTCCAATCGTGGTTCCTTTCCGTGGTCGTCAATTGCAAATTGCAGGCGATCGTACGTTTGAACCATGGACTGTTACTATCATTAATGATGCTAATATGGAAGTCCGTAATGCATTTGAACGCTGGATGAATGGTATCAATCAACATAATGCTAACACTGGTTTAACTAATCCACAAGAATATCAAGCAGATATGATTGTAGAGCAGCTTAATAAAGCCGGTGCAGTAACTAAGCGTTATGACATCCGTGGTACTTTCCCAACTAATATTTCTCAAATCGAACTTTCATACGATACTGAAAATGCGATTGAAGAATTTACAGTTGAGCTCCAAGTTCAGTACTGGGAGTCCGGAACTACTACTTAGTAGTATAAATAGTACTAGAGGCGGGGGATACCTGCCTCTAGTTAACTAGCTAGGGAACCATATTATGGCAGAATTATTCGGCTTTGAAATAAAAAGAAAAGACCAAGAAAAAGAAGATGCAAAAAAGATTTCTTTTGTTGCACCTGAATCTGATGATGGTCTAGGATACGTTGTAAATGCTGGCGGTCACTTTGGTCAATACGTTGACATGGAAGGTGACAAGGCTAAGACTGATCAACAACAAATTATTAAATACAGAAATTTGGCAATGCAACCAGAATGTGATGCTGCAATTGAAGATATTGTCAATGAATCTATTGTTGCCGACGATGATTCAGCACCTGTATCTCTTGTTATGGAAGATTTGGATCAATCAGATAAAATTAAGAAATTAATTCAAGAAGAATTCGAAACAGTTATTGAACTGTTAAATATGAATTGGCAAGGACACGATATCTTCCGTAGGTGGTATATTGATGGCCGGCTATATTTTCATAAAATTATTGATGAAAAAAATCCTAAGGCAGGTATCATTGAACTAAGAAATATTGATCCCATAAAGATTCGTAAAATTAGAGAAATTAAAGAAGACAAAGATCCTTCAACTGGAACTAAAATGATTAAAGGCGTTAAAGAATACTATGTGTATCAAAACAATAGTATGTCAAAATCATCAACTGGTTTGAAAATTT